CTACGAATCAACGCAAGAATCGACTGCTGTGCAAACTGCATGGCGGTCGGTTCAATAGCAATGACACGTGGGGATTTCAGCGTCTTAGGAACCGTGATGACCCTAACGGGCATCTCGTCTCCGGGTTCGACGAAGTCAAGCTCCTGTACCAGTTCTTCACNAAAGTGAAGGTTTGGAATCAGAAACTCTTCAGCAGGAAAAACCCGCTGAAGACGAGCAGGCCAGGTTCGCAGATTCCACTTTCCATTACTGGAAAGTTTNTCTGCGACAGCGCCTGGACCGTGCTTTCCACAGTGTCTTCCCCAATAGATATCTCTATCTATTTTGGAGAAAAGATCTGAGAAAAGCATGTTGGACATTTCCTTGAACTCAGCTAAATACTGAGGATCAAGGAGTGAATCCGACACCTTGACTTCGTTCTCACACTGGATAAACTCGGCCATCGCCAGTCTCTCGCGTCTAGGACTTACTACAGCCCTAGATTGGTTCCCCTCACGGGGATCCAACGGGAGACCGATCTTCCCAACAAACAGCGTAAGCTGTCTGATTGCGATGATTGCATCGATGTCCGGATCCTCCAGCAACACGCCACTCACAGGATCGAACACACGTTCAAGGAAACCTCGTAGGAATACGGGGAGACCACTACGACTGCCCTTCTTGAAAGAAGGACAATCCGAAGGAACGACGAAACCTTGGTCCAGCCATTTTTGGATGGCTTTTCCAAAGTCCGCCAGGGTGATCGCAAGAAACGATAACCCTTCGTGTTCAGTCCGCCTCGCGACAGTTGTTATGTCACGAGTGGCGCTGGTGCAACATCGTATGGCCAACTCGTTGGCCATACAGGACCAGAGTGATATCAGGCTTTTCATAGTCCCTCCGATCTGATCGGGGGTGGCTATTCCTTGCCTATATCATCAAGGAGCAATGAAGCTCCCTGTGTGACTCACAGGTTGACTATACATCTATAACAGATGTCTGGCGCAACCTCACTAATGATGTAGACGACTACGACTACTACGTTACTGACCACGACAGTTTTACGTGTCGCGATCCGATTGACGTGTAGATCCGTAGCTCGACGACCAGCTTGGTAGCTGGATCGAAGGGGTCGAGTGGGCCGGTCTTGATATAGATCGAGCCGCCTCTCCTCCCTCGTCTCATCATCTCCAGGAACATCACCTGAGGACATGGGAATTACCCATACCTGCCATTGAATTGGCCTAGGATTCGCCTCCTAGCAGCTTGGTGATTTGCTGGTCCGAGTTGGCAGCGAACATGGCCCTAAAGCCATCGAACACTGCCTTGGCCTCCGTAGCCGTATACCCAGCCGGCGGAAGGTCAAAGACGATGTACAAAGACATCGACACTTTGACATTCTCCGTCGGTCGGAACGGATCCGGG